TCATCGTTCTGATGGTTCTGGTACTACCTTCGCTTTCACTAACTCTCTGGAAGCATTTGGTGGTTGGACTTATGGTGTGAACAAGGCAGTGAAATGGCCTGTGGGTGTTGGTGGTAAGGGTAACGAAGGTGTTTCTGGAACCATTCGTAACACTCCTGGTTCTATTGGTTATGTAAATACTGGATTTGTCAAAGCAAACAAACTCCAGGCAGCAGCAATCCAAAACAAGGCAGGTAAGTTCGTTCTTCCTTCTGCTACCTCTGGTGCTGCTGCTCTGAATAGTATTGCACTTGATAGTAATCTTGCTGGTGAAAATCCCAATCCTTCTGGTGCTGGTGCATATCCTATCTCTACTCTGACTTGGGTTCTTGCCTATAAGACTGGTAATGGTGCTAAGGCAGATGATATTCGTGGTGCTCTGAACTATGCTCTGAGCACAAAGGCACAAATGATTGCTGATGATTTGGGTTACGTTCCTCTCGCAGGTTCGGTTCTCAATAAGGCACGTATTGCTGTGAACCGCATTGGTCAGTAAACGGTAAGCATTTATACTTATAAAGTTAAGGAATTCTGACAGAGGAGGGTTGACAACCCTCCTTTTTTGCTATATACTTGTGTAACAAATCTTAATGAAACTAAAATGACTGTAACAAAGAACGAATTTGGTCAAATGAATATGTGGGCAAAAGAACCCTCTATGTACATGACGCAAGAAGACCTTGAGCGTTACGGCATTGAACCTTATGCTGAAAAGGCAGAAAAGGCAAACGGTCGTTGGGCTATGATAGGATTCCTTGCAGGTGTTATTTCTTATGTAGCAACAGGGAAATTTTTCTTCGGAATTTTCTAATGGGATACTTTGCTCTTTTTCTTTTAATATTATTTGTTTTTATTTCATTAGTATTTTGATTTATTATACCTACCATTATAAATATATTTAATAAATGATAGGTATAATAAAATGAGAAATAAAACATTTAATATTGGAGATAAAATATGGATGCTGACCGTTGTTGGACATTCTTTATTAGAGCAAAGTAATGGAAGAAAAAGAAATTACTATCAATGTAAATGTGAATGTGGTAATGAAAAAATTGTTTATGTTGAATCTTGCAATTTAAAAAGTGGAAGATTTAAATCTTGTGGTTGTAAAAGGGCATCAGTAGGAGGTATATCTAATACAAAAAAGTATAGAATGTGGAAATCGGCACAAGAACGTGCTATTAAAAAAGGTTTGGAATTTTCTATACAATTGGAAGATATAAAAATACCCAAAATCTGTCCTTTATTGAATAAAAAACTTATTGAGGGTGATAGAGAATATACACCCTCTCTTGATAGAATTGATAGTAAAAAAGGATATACTCCAGATAATGTATGGGTTATATCACACAGAGCAAATCAAATAAAAAATGATGCTACAATTGAAGAATTAAAACTCATAACAGAAAATTTGGAGAAATTAAAATGACTGAAACAATCTTTACCCTCACTGGGGTTGCATTTTTGGTACTTCTCAGTTATTCTGTGGAGAAACTCTGCGAGACTTACTGATGAGTGCTGATATGCTCGGGCAATTTGCAATTGCTCTTGAAAAACTTGGATGGTCTAATGATGATGAAATTGTAGTTGAGATTGGTGGTGTAGCGGTCACAGGAACTGCTACTAATCCAAACGCTAATCCAAAGTGGGCAAAACCATACGGGACTGTAACTTACCAGAATGATGCGTTTATCGTTATCAAAAATAAAACCAGAAATCCTGTGGTTCCGTCCCAACCCAATCCTGAACTTAAACAACAACACCCTTATAAAGGAGAAAACTAATGGAAAAATTCTTTACTGAAAAAGCTGAGCGTATTAACGGTTGGGCTGCAATGATTGGTTTCGTTGCTGCTACTGGTTCTTATCTTGCTACAGGCCAAATTATTCCTGGTGTGTTCTGATGGAGGTTACTATGCGTAAAGAAGGATACGAAATTCCCAATGTTGAGTTTGTGTTCCGTGAGGGTGGTGAGTTTGTAACTCGCACCGCCGCAGAACTTTTTGATGGTAAGAAAGTTGTAATCTTCTCTCTTCCTGGTGCATTCACTCCTACTTGTAGTGCCTATCAACTTCCTGGTTTTGAAGAGAAGTATGATGACTTCAAGAACCTTGGAATTGATGAGATCTATTGCATCTCTGTGAATGATGGTTTTGTAATGAATGCCTGGTCTCAAGATCAAAACATTCAAAACGTAAAACTGATTCCCGATGGAAATGCTTACTTCACACGTTCAATGGGTATGCTCGTTAATAAGTCGAACCTTGGGTTCGGTGAGCGCAGTTGGCGTTACGCTGCTGTGGTAAAGGACGGTATTATTGAGAAACTGTTTGTTGAAGCAGGACAACGTGATAATGCCGACTCTGATCCTTATGAAGAAACAACTCCAGATAATGTTCTGAGTTATGTGCGATCTACTGTATTGGAACTGGAACTTGTTTGATTTGAAGGAGGGATAAAACCCTCCTTTTTTAATAAATATATTTACTGTATTTGTTAGAGAAATGCGAGTAGATCTTCATAACTTTTTTAAACATTTTGATGAAAATAATCCAAAACATATTGCTGCCGTAGAGCAATTTGAAAAAGTAATTGAGAAAAAAGCACCTGAAGAATTAGAAGATACCTCTGAATGGGTTGTGACGTTTAGAACGAAAGATGAAGTGAAAGTTCCTTCTGTTTTAAGTGTTCCTTATTATCCTCAGACAGATAATTATAGAGACGCACAGAGAACTTGTAACTCATCTTCCTGTGCGATGTGCCTAGAGTATTTCAAACCAGGCACTCTTCAGGGGGCAAAGGGAGATGATGCCTACGTTCAAAAAGTATTTTCTATTGGTGACTCAACTGATCACACCGTTCAGACAAAAGTTCTGGAAGGTTATGGTGTTAAGTCACACTTTAGTTACAATCTTGGGTTTGCTGATCTTGATCGTGAGCTTGCCGCTGGGAAACCTGTTGTTATCGGGATCTATCATAGGGGCACTCTATCTGCACCTTCTGGTGGGCACATGGTTGTAGTGATTGGTAAGAAAGGTGAGGATTATGTTGTGAATGATCCTTATGGTTCTCTTAACGATGGTTATACTGGGCCTGTGACTAATGGTAAGGGTGCTGTGTATAAGAAGTCTGATTTGACTTATCGTTGGTTGGAGAAAGGCAAGGATAAGACTGGATGGGGTCGCATCTTTGATGTAAAAAAGTAGATCTCCCCGTCACTTCACCCAGTAGCGGGGCAGATTTATCCAGATCTGGAGTAAATTTAATTAAGTTGTTTGAGGGATGTGTGTTATATGCTTATAAAGATCCTTTGACTGGTGGATTACCTATTACAATTGGATGGGGAAGTACTAAAGACTTTAATGGCAATCCTTTTAAATTGGGAACACAATTAACTCAATATCAAGCAGATTTACTTTTAGAACATCAACTTAACACAGACTATCTTCCAAAACTACAAAAAATACCTTATTGGAATGAGATGAATGAAAACCAACAAGGAGCTTTGTTATCTTTTGCTTATAATCTTGGTGCTAATTTTTACGGGTCTTCCGATTTTAATACCATAACTATAGTCCTTAAAAATAAGGAATGGTCTAAAGTTCCTGATGCCTTATATCTTTATCATAATCCTGGTTCTGATGTAGAAGATGGACTAAAGAGGAGAAGAATTGCTGAGGGAAACCTTTGGAAAAATAAATAATTAAACTTTATAGGATAATATTATGGAAGAACTACAACTTGAGGAACAGCAAAAAACTAATCAGCAGGCACAGGATCGCATTCCTTATGATCCTACTGTTGCTGTAAGATTTCCTGATGGATATACTCCAGTTGCAGATGTAGGATATACTAATCCAACAGAACAAGTTAACCCAACTAAGGTGGGAGAAGTTGAAGCAACTGTTCAGGTAAGATCTCCTGCTTATAGTCCAGATTTTTATTATGGTTCTTTGAGTGATTATCTTCCAGTAAGTCAATATGTTCCAAGTGAAGTAACTGGTAATACTGAAATTTCTTTTAACTTCCCACTTGGTTCAAATAATGTTCTTCCTAATAGCATATCTGATATTTCTTTTACTCCTACTGACAGCATCAGTATTCCTACTGATCCTGGCAAACAAGAGGAACCTGTAAATCCTCCAGTAGATCCTCCTGTAGACCCACCTGTAGATCCTCCTGTAGACCCACCTGTAGACCCACCAGTAGATCCTCCTGTAGACCCACCAGTAGATCCTCCTGTAGACCCACCAGTAGACCCACCAGTAGATCCTCCTGTAGACCCACCAGTAGATCCTCCTGTAGACCCACCAGTAGACCCACCAGTAGATCCTCCTGTAGACCCACCAGTAGAACCACCAGTAGACCCACCAGTAGATCCTCCTGTAGACCCACCAGTAGATCCTCCTGTAGACCCACCAGTAGACCCACCAGTAGATCCTCCTGTAGACCCACCAGTAGACCCACCAGTAGACCCACCAGTAGATCCTCCTGTAGACCCACCAGTAGATCCTCCTGTAGACCCACCAGTAGACCCACCAGTAGATCCTGAAGATCCCGAGGATCCAGAACATCCAAATAATGGATTTGGTAATGGAGATCAGGATGCTCCAGGTAACTCAGGACCACATAACAACGCAGAAAATGACCAAACTCCAGGAGAACAAGGTAACTCTCATCAAAATAATAATGGTAATGGAGGAAGTGGTGGAAATCACGGAGGACAGAATAATGGATGGGGCAATGGAGATCAGGATGCTCCAGGTAACTCAGGACCTCATAACAACGCTGAAAATGATCAAACTCCTAATGGACATACTGCAGATCTTATAGATCAATTTCTCACAGAAAATCCAGTGGATTATCAATCTCATCAACAAGAAGTGATTGATAACTTACATCAGGATATTGATCATTTTTCTGATCATTCTCCGAGTGAAGTGCCAGTAGAACTTACTCATCATGTTGATGTCCCTTATGAGGATTACATGGATCATTCACAACACGATTATCATCATCACGAATAAGGTTGTACAATACCCTCATTCAACATTCTTTCGTTGACTGTAACTGGATCACCTACAAGATAAAGAGTGCCAAGTATTCTTCCATACTTATCTTCTTTAACTGTTTCAATAATCCACTCTCCTTCGCGGGAGAGTTCTTTTTTTAACCATTCTTTTGCAACAAGACCTTTTGCTTTTTCTTCTAGATCTAATGTTTTTGTTTCTGCCGCATTAAGATCTTTTAGTCTTACTCTATGAGATAGAGTGACACCAAAACCTAAATCAATATCAAGATCAACAGTGTCTCCATCAATGATTC